CACACAAAAGTATTAGCATTCTTGGACCCAACGGGCGGTCCTACAATCCAGCGTTATGATACGCTGAAGTACAAAAGCTTTGATGGATTGACAGAAAAGCAACTGGGATTCTTTTGGGTCCCTCAAGAAGTAGACATCTATCAAGATGCAAAAGACTTTAAAGCTCTTAGTGACCATGAGCGTCACATCTTTACAAGTAACCTAAAGCGTCAAATTCTACTAGATAGTGTGCAAGGTCGTGCACCAGTAGAAGCATTTTCGCCTATTGTAAGTTTACCAGAGATTGAGAACTGGATCACAACGTGGACGTTCTCAGAAACAATCCACTCACGCTCATACACACATATTATTCGTAACGTATACAGCAACCCCAGTAAAATCTTTGATGAGATGCTAGACATTGCAGAGATTGCAGACTGTGCTGGAGACATTAGCAAGTACTACGATGACCTTATCGAAACTACACGCTGGTACAAGTTGCTAGGCGAAGGTACTCATACTGTTAATGGCAAGAAGATTAAAGTTGACATGTATGAACTAAAGAAATTGTTGTGGCTTACACTAATGAGTGTTAACATTCTTGAAGGTGTGCGGTTCTATGTAAGCTTTGCATGTAGCTGGGCGTTTGCAGAGATGAAGCAAATGGAAGGCAATGCTAAGATTATTAAACTTATTGCCCGTGACGAGAACTTGCACCTAGCAAGCACACAAATGTTGCTAAAGATTCTTAAGAAAGACGATCCAGACTATGTAAAGATTGCAGAAGAAACAGAAGAAGCATGTATTCAAATGTTTGTTGACGCAGTTGATCAGGAGAAGGCTTGGGCAGAATATTTGTTTAAAGATGGATCAATGATTGGACTTAACACAGAGTTGTTGAGTGGATACATTGAATGGATTTGCACACGTCGAATGACTAATGTAAATCTAAAAAGTCCGTACAATACAAAGACTAATCCTTTACCCTGGACACAGAAATGGATAAGTGGTAGCGAAGTACAAGTGGCACCTCAGCAAACACAAATAACGAGCTATATTTCAGGTGGTACGAAGCAAGATGTAAGTGAAGATACATTTAAAGGATTTAGTCTTTAAATGTGGACAACTCCTACTAACATTGATGATAGCATTCTAAGTTTTAGTAAAAGCTTAGACTGTAGCTGGGTAGGAGCAATACTAGTAGAGCCTGAAGCAGAGTACGATTATGACAACTGTCACAATAATGTATACACACATACTCAGTTAGAAGGCGGGTCTCCAGTTATAGGATGGTATATAATTGACGGAGGAGTTACGCTACAAGCTATACGACATACTGTATGGAATAATGGCGAAATGTTAGTTGATGTAACACCTTATAAGGATAATAGAGATTTTATTATCTTTGCAAGGAGTGCAATACAAAATACAGATTATAGTGTACCTAACTGGTATTCTCTGTCTCTTGCTAAATACAATACACAGGAGATTAATAATATGTTTTATGTATATCAGCTAGTTGATCCAAGAACAAATGAACCGTTTTATATTGGTAAAGGAACAGGAGGCAGAGCGTCAACGCATTTGCGCCCTACGCCTAATACTAGAAATAAGTATAAAGAAAATAAAATAGCTAGTATTCGTAAAGCAGGTTTAGAACCTGTTATAGAATATATTGCAGAAAATATCATCGATGAACAGTTAGCATATGATATGGAAGAAGTGTTAATAGAAAAGTACGGCCGCAAAGGATATAATAAGAACGGCACCTTAACAAATATATGCAAAGATGCTCGACCACCTAATCATAAAGGTAAATCGTATGAAGAAATATACGGTAATGAAAAGGCACAAGCGCAGCGTGAGTTAAGATCAAGATTACAAAAAGAAAGGGGCGGCTATGGCCCAAAGCAACACAGTGAAGAAACAAAGGAATTGTTTAAAAAACTTAATGCTGGTTCTGGAAACCCTATGTATGGAAAGACGCAGTCTGCACATACTAAAGCGTTAATTGGACAAAAAGCTAGCTTGCGAGTTGGCAAGTTAAATAAGAAAAGTTACTGTTACAAACTATCATCACCGGATAATGAAGAGCACATATTATACGGCAGTGAATTAGGCGACTATTGCAAGGAGCATAATTTAAGTCAAAGTACGTTAAAAATGCAAATACAAAAAAACTGGCCGATACCAAAAAAGGGAAAAACAAAAGGTTGGAAATTAGAGGTAATGAAAAATGATTAATACTCAAGAAACAGAAATTACATCATACGTCAGCGGCGGCACAAAGCAGGATGTCGGCGAAGATACTTTTAAAGGATTTAGTTTATGATAGAAATTTATGGCAAGCCTCAGTGTCCATTCTGTGATAGAGCAAAGGCTTTGTGCGAAGCAAGGAAGTTGCCATACAAGTACTTCCAACTTGGCACAGACTTTACCCGAGACGAGGTACTTGAAAAGTTTCCAGGAGCACGTACCTTCCCACAAATTACAGTACACGGAACAAAAATTGGTGGCTACGATAAGCTAGGCGCATACTTAGAAGAAACTAACTATAACGGAACAGGATACTCACTATGATCATTCAGAAGCCACTTAAAGTAGGCGAAATTGTCTCATTCAAATTAAACTCAGGCGAAGAATTAGTTGCCCGCATGGATGGCGAGACGCCATCACAGTATACACTTTTTAAGCCAATGGTGCTAATTATGCAACAGCAAGGTTTAGGTCTAGCACCTTTCATGTTTGGCGTATCGCCTGATGCAAAGTTTGAACTACAAGCACATGCAGTAAGTTGTATGGCTGCAACTGAAACTGAAATTGCAAAACAATATACAGCAAGTACTAGTAATATTCAAGTCGCGTAAATTCTAGGATAAATATACTAAAGAGGAATGTAAATGTCAATAGCAGGCGCAAATATATATGAAGATTCCGCAAGTTTAGGTAAAACTACGGTCAACCATACGGATAGTGACACTGACACTGATCCGGGTTCAGCGCCAGCGCCAGCTGATCATGTACACATTGATTTTGATATTGCTCACCAAGCATGTCTTGCTGAGATAGCAAGTTTGTTTGAAGATATACAAGTAGACTTGCGTATTATTACAGATAGAGGCGATGACAGAGCTAAAGGCATTTATCAACGCGAAGCAGATAACGTAGCAAACAATCCAGCTAATATTGCAAAAGCAGCAAGTGATTTTATTAACTTGCAGCAATCGGGTATACTCGACATAGTTAATGCTGAAGTTGGTAATCCAACGAACTTAGGCAACACAAGTGCAGCTAACTATAATGCAATTAGGAACAACACGTCGAATCCAGGAGGATTCACTGGCGGCACTGAAGTTAATGCTCAACGTGCAGGCTACGCTGGCGGCACCACTACAGCTATTACTGGCGCAGATGGCGAGACTTATTCTGAAAGCAGTGTCCCATTTGATCAAGTAGTACCAACAGCTGGATCTGCTGACGGCATTGTTACCTATAGAATAAGTGGTATTCGTAATCTTCCTATACAATCACAACTATGGAACATACTTGAAACAGCAGCAAGAGCAGCAGGTGTTAATGTTACAGTAATCACTGGAGGCCAAGTTCCTACTAGTGAAGGCGGCCTCAACGGCAAAAACAGAACTGGCTCTAATAGATTTGACAAAGGGTTTGCATCAGAAGTTAGACTAACAGACGGCGATAGTAATAGACTATACACAACTGATCCTGCACAACTTGCAATTATGATAAAGTTTGCTGAAGCATGCAGGGATGCCGGAGCAACTGCAATTGGTATGGGTAATGGATACCTAGGTGCTGGTGCCATACATATTGATATTGCATGGACAGGACAAAAATCTAATTACATTAGTAACATATTACCACTTAGATATTGGGGCGGCAAAAACGGAAAAACTCCTCCACAGTACTTACAAGATCTTATGACACCAAAGGATAACGTATAATGCCAGAATCTACTGATACAGATTATACACATTTAGACATGACTCCGGAATACAACCGGATTATCACAGCACTAACAGGTATACGTGATGACGTAAGATTGTTACAAAAATTACAATCTGATCCAGAGAGTGGTATTGCTACAAGTAATGTACTAAACGACTTTCAAAGGGCACTCCTTGCAGTTAGTATGAGTTCAGCTGTAGGTAATACAGCGGCAGCAGTTGCAGCAGCAGTTATTGCCGGAACACTACCAAATGGCGCAGCAGTTGCAGCAGCAAGTGGTGAAAGCAACGCAGACCTTACAGCAGAAAGAACAACAATAATTGCTGCACTAGGTGCTACAGAAGATCCAGCAGACTTAAAAGTATTAATACGAGTAGCAGGACAATACTATTGGGAAGCAAAGGGAACAGCAGGTCCAGACGATGGAATTCGAGGCTCTAATACAATAGTTACTCCGTTTGCCTTAGGCGAACAACTAGGCTTTGATAACGAATCAACTGGGCTTATTGTTGCAGGTGCACCTCCAGGACCACCTGATGGCATACCAAACGCATCCGCGCCAAAGAAGAGATGGCCGTTTGCAAGACCTGAAGGACAAACAGCATCAACACTTGCTAATCCTAATGCAGACTTAATTGATCCGGCGACAGGATTAATAGTAGCGCAATCATCTACAGCACAAGACACAAATAATGCATCTGGCAGCACAGCGCCGCCGGCAACAGATTATAGTGCAGGAGCAAGCTAATGCCAGCAGTAACGCACAGTAACACACCCTTTGCCGCAAATGTATTTGTAAATGGCGGTCCGACACTAGGCGGAGCAATAGCTGATGCATTAGGTCTTGAAGACACTATCGGAATAGATGATGATCAAGCAAGAGCAATTATTAGTGGCAGAGCAGTAGAATTGGATGCTGGAAACGACCCAGATACAATGGAAGCACTAGAACAATTTGGAGGAGGATCTCCAAATGGCACGAATCCAATTACTGGAAGAGAAGGTGCAGAAGCAGCCCCTGGCAGTGATCAGGGCACAGGCGCAGATGGATCAGATAGTGACGAATTTCCCCGCAATGAATCAGAATGGATTAATACACTAAAACATGTTAATAACCGAGTACTCCCTGAAGTTTGGGATAAAGCAGTTATATTTGCACAGAGCATGGGAAAACCAATTACAATTACTAGTGCTTATCGTACACCAGAGTACAATGTAAAAGTTGGCGGCGCCAAAAAGAGCATGCATACAGAGCGCAAAGCAATGGATGTACTATGGGGAACATCTAGTCAACAAGGTCGTGTAGATATGATACAACGTGCAGTTGATGCAGGATTTACTGGTATCGGGTGCTACGAGGACTTTATCCATGTTGATATTGGGCCTAAGCGTCAATGGGGACCTAGTGGCAGCAGAACGGGCCAATATGCTATATATAAGCCCATATTATCATCTAATGGGTTTACTGTATAAATCACTTGACAACACACTCTATCTATGTTATAGTATATACATAATGTAAAAGAGGCTCACATGAAAAAATACAACGATAAAGTAATACTTACAGACGCTGATGGTTGCCTACTTAACTGGGAGTATGCATTCTGCTGTTATTTAGAACAGTGTGGATACACACAGATTGAGAACGGCAACTGGGAATACGACATTGCTAAACGCTTTGGTATTTCACGCAACGAAGCAATTAAACACGTAAAGGTATTTAATGAAAGTGCAGCAATGGGATTTCTCCCAGCACTACGTGACGCTATGTATTACGTTAAACGATTACACGAAGAACACGGATATGTATTCCGTTGCATTACGTCTATGTCTTTAGACCCTAATGCATATAAGCTTCGTAAAATGAATTTGGAGAAGCTGTTCGGCGAATCAGCTTTTGAAGAATTAGTTTGTTTAGATACTGGTGCAAATAAAGATGATGCGCTTGAACTGTATCGTGATTCCGGATTGTACTGGATCGAAGACAAGCTATCTAATGCAGTACTTGGTTTAGACTTAGGTTTAAATGCAATACTGGTAGAGCATGGATTTAACATGCACGACGAACTTCCAGAAGGCATGACTAAATGTGTTAACTGGAAAGAAATATACAATCATATTACAGGAGAAACAATATGAGTGAACAATCACAACACGAACAAATTGTTGCAGCATTTGAAAATTACTTAGTCGAACATGCGGCTTGGGAAGATAAGAATGTTAAAGCAGCAGCAACCCGCGCCCGTGGCGCACTAGGTGACTTAGGCAAGTTAACAAAGTCAAGACGTGCAGAGATCCAAGACCGCAAGAACGCATTGTAGTGAGTAATCGTATGTGGGAATATTGGTGTAAAGCCATTGGACAAAAAGCATACGATGATAACAACAGAGCAGATGCAGTAGCACTCATTCGAACAGTTTGGGTGCTACTGCACGTTGTAACTTGCTCAATGATTATCATTGGTAATGGTAGACTATTTTTGGTAAGGAAGATCAATTGAACCCGACACCTAGAGAAACTGACAAAGAGTCAGAAAGATTAATTAAAGAGTTTTTAGCTAAAGGCGGCGAGATAGAAGTTTGCAAGCCTTTTGCAAGGACCGAAGACCTCGAAGTTAAAGGCGGCTTCTACGGTCGCAAGCCTAAGAAGAAAGAAGAAGAATGAAGTGTGTGCAGGGCGACTTTGCCCGCATCATACATTCAGTGAATCCGAGTAACATTGGACGAGCTGTAAAGGTAGTCGAGTACATTGGTAAGTTTGAAGCTGGCGAACAGTTTGAAGCACATAGCATGACTTGCACTTGTATGATACATGATCATTATTGGTGGATACAAGGCGAAGACATAGATATACAATTGGGACCATCACCTAAAGCATACATTGCTGATACATGGCTAGAACCAATTCGTCCTGAAGCTAAGAAGACAAAGACAAAAGCATCAAAAGAACTTGACATGTTTAGTTAAACGTGTTATAAATAGTATGTAACGTTGAAACTTTAGCAACGACGGAGTAGACCCGGGGGCGGCACCCGGCACCTCCACCAAGTATACATTTACTGAGTGTATAGTTGATGGGGGTGAAGCAGGTATCGATACACGTAAGAGAGGAAGTGGAGTTACCCGGATGTAAGCACGGTTATCGCGAACGAAAACTATAAACGCAAATGAAAATTTCGCATTAGCAGCCTAAGGGCTTCTACGAAGTAGTTATACTTTGTTACCAAAAATAGCAGGAAGAGTGTTACAGCAATGTAGCACTCTTTTTTTATGACTAAAATTAACTAAATATTAGCAGTTAATAGGAGAACATATATGAGTGACAACATAGTACAATTTCCGCAAAAAACTGAAGAAGCAAAGCAAGCTGACAAACTAGAACGACAGTTCGAAGAGATTGAAACACAAAGTGATTTGATTGAACAGCAGCGTCAGCGAATTGAAGATTTGCTGTCTGGCAAAGAAAAATAGGAGCAAACATGGCAAATAAATTAAGTGAAGAATCTGAGTTTACAATACCGTTAAAAAATCTTGTTAGTCTTGCAATAACTGTTGGAGTTGCAGTATGGGTATACTTTGGCCTTGTTGAAAGAATAGCAATGATAGAGTATACATCAGCAATGCATGAAGTCTCTATTGAAAACAACTATACTTGGACTAAGGAGTGGACACTTCCACCAGCAGTTGCTATTGCAGTAGAAAGAGTTCGCATATTAGAACTTAAAGTAAAAGAATTAGAAACTAAGATGGAGTTAAGTAATGCAACAAAATGAATATGACGTAGTAGTCGTTAAAATAGTTGACGGAGACACTGTAGACGTTGACATTGACTTAGGGTTCGGAGTAACACTTAGAGATGAGCGAGTGCGCATCATGGGCATTGATACTCCAGAGTCACGCACAAGAGACAAAGTAGAAGACTTGTTTGGCGAAGCAGCTAAAGCACGATTGAAAGTGCTTATGAAGGACGGTGGTAAACTTATTACTACTGAAGATCGCAAGGGCGAAGATATGAAAGGCAAGTTCGGTCGTATCCTAGGAGACTTCCGAATTGGAGATGGACGTAAAGTAACAGACATCCTTATTGAAGAAGGACATGCAGTTGCATATTTCGGCGGCAATAAAGAAGAAGTTCAAGCAAAGCATTTAGTAAACAGAACTAAACTTTTGCGTGAAGAAATAATAGCACAGTCGGACTATGATGCTGCTGTTGCTAAAATGAATAAGTAACATATCACTAACCACAGGAGATTAATTATGAACGAAGATCAAAATAACACAGATGCTACTGAAGAGGACAAAGGTCCTGAAGTTGGCGTAAGCAATGGATTTACTGCTGGGTCAGATATTAACGACCCACAAGCAAGTGTAGGTGTAGAAGTAGGTGCAAGTGCAGAAACAAATGTAGGCGGCGTTGACTTAGAAGCACATGCCGGCGCAGAAGCACATGCAAGTGCGGGCACAGAAGTAACTGACACAACCGCCGCAGCTATGGCAGAAGCAGGAGTGAGTGCAGAAGCAGGCGCAAGTGCTACCTACGGAGATACAACTGTAGAAGCAGGCGCAAGTGCAGAAGCACATGCAGAAGCTGGCGCACAAGCAGGAGTAAGTGGTGGCAATGCATATGTACAAGCAGGCGCAGAAGTTGGTGCAAGTACAGAAGCACACGCAGGCGTAAGCCAGCAAGTAGGTGATGTTGAAATCAAGAACGAAAGTGGAGTACACGCAGAAGCAGGTGCTGATATAGGCGCAGATGCACAAATTGGCAAAGACGGCGTTGCAGGACATGCAGGCGCACACGCCGGAGCAAGTGTTGGAGCAGATACTACTACAAGTGCATATGATAGTTCCGGCAATGGCGGAGCAGCAACAGCAGGTGTAAGTATTGGTTTACAAGCAGGCGCAGATATCGGCGGCGGAGCAACTATGGATGACGGTGTTGCTACTGTTGGTATAAGTGGCGAAGTTGAATTACTAGCCGG